GGTACCGCTTGCAAAATAACAGCGGCACGCAGTTCCAGCCGGGTTCGTTCCTGCGTTGCTACGTGGTGCAGTGATGCTTGATTTCCCCAACTCACCCACCGCAGGCCAACTCTACGCCGCGCCCAACGGCGTCACCTACCAGTGGTCGACGACCTATACTGCGTGGCTGCCGCTCGCCGTGACCAGCGCAGGCACGGGCGACTTCTTTGCGACGACGACTGCTCTCATACCGACTGGCGGCCCTACTACAGTTGTCTTTCCGACCGTTGTCACTGGGAACTCGGGAGGATGGTACAGCACAGCCAACGGCCGCTTCACGCCTCCCGCTGGCCGGTACGCCTTCTTTGCGCAGCTTACTGCCAGTTCGACTACTGGTGCCATCACGACGCTCATCTACCTGCGCAAAAACGGTACGGCGATCCTATCGGCTCAAGGGTCAGCAGGGGCTGCGAACTTGTGGTCCATGCCTACCCTTTTCTGCGAGTTCGACGCCAACGGTACGGATTGGTTCGACATCCAGAGCCAAAACGGTGGCGACCGTACCGGGGTTACATCGTGGTTCGGTGCCTACCCGATTAGCGCGGCGGGACCGGCGGCGGGCACCGTTGGATCGTGGCGGCGCATCGCGCGCATCGTGCCGGTGGCGGGACAGACCAACATCGACTTCATCAACATCCCGGCCGACATCAACGACCTTGAATTGAGGTACGACCTCACACCTGCGGCGAATGGCGGTTACATCTACTTGCAGATGTACAACGCCGCTGGAGCGCTCGATAACGGCTCGATCTATGTCTATATGACAGACCATTCCAACCACAGTTCGGCGGCGGGGTCGAACGTCACCAACTACCCGTCCGGCGGGTCCTCAACTGCGATCCTGATCGGCGGCCTCAATACGGCAAGCTGGGGCGTGAGCAGCACCTACTCGGTGCAGGGTAGAGCAACGATCAACAACATCAGGGAGCCAGCACATCAAAAGTACGTCACTTACCACTACGTGTTCGTTGATCAGAGCAACACCTATTACGCCAATGAAGTTGGCGGCGCGGCGCGCTCCACAAACGGCGCGCTCACCGGCCTGCGCCTGTACTCCAGCAACAACTTCGCGGCGGGCGGCGCGGTGTCGCTCTACGGTTCACCATAGGAGGACGACATGATTGGCTTGCTGATCTTCATCCTCATCGTCCTGATCATCTGCGGCATCCTGATCTACGCCGTGCAGATGATGCCGTTCATCACGCCGCCGTGGATCAAGCAACTGATCATTGTGCTGATCTTATTGGTCGCGGTACTGGTCATCGCGCAGAAAGCGGGCATCGCAGCCGAGGCTCAGACGCCGACGCCGATTCAAACCAAGCAGCGTACGATGGCGACACCAGTTCAGCAGGTTCCTCGTACGAGGACCATGCAGTATGGCAATTGGCAGCGCTTCCAAGGCGCGACGCAATGCACGCAGGAAGGTAATCTGCTGACCTGCGACAACGGTTACAAGCAAACCTTGAGATAGACCATGCCTGATCCGATGGATTTTCCGCCCGCGCCAACGCTAGGCCAGCACTACACCGCACCCTCGGGCGTGACCTACACGTTCGACGGGCAGGGCTGGACGATCGGCTTCTACGACAGTACCACCCAACAGGTCTCGCTGGTCGGCGACATCGTCAATCAGGTGCGCACACTGGTGCAGGATACCGACAACACGTCGGGTCAGTATCGCTACTCGACCGACAGCATCATCACAGCGCTCAACCAAGGCGTCCTCGACATGTTCAGGCTGCGGCCGGACTTGTTCCTCGAAGTCAATTTCGTCCTGCCGACGTTCAGTATCGGCTTCCTCGATGCGCCGTTGCAGATCGAAGATCAGTACATCCCGCCGCTGATCTACTACGTCGTTGGCCTCGTGCAGGCACGCGACGACGAGCAGAACCAAGACCAGCGTGCGTTCCAGTTCCTCAAGACGTTCTCGCAATCCATTTTAGCGGTAGGCTGACATGCCCACAGTGCCCAGTCCCCCTTGGGACGACATCTACAAAGAGGTCAAGGTTGCCATGCCGGGCTTGACCGATGCTGTGTTCCAGCAGGCCAGCTATCAGGTGTGGAAGGACTTCACCGACAAGACCAACCTGTGGACCGAAGAGGTGCCGATCAACGTCACGCCAAACGTGCTCTCTTACCAATTCACCTGCGTCAACGGCCAGCCCAATCGCCTGCTGCTGTTGTACGACCCGGCGCAGCAGGACCCCGATCGCAAGTGGGTGCAGGGCAATGTCGGCATGCAAGTGCCCGGCATCATCACGATCTCCTACTCGCCGTCGATGGCCACGGTATGGAACGCCGTCGTCGCCAAGATACCGGTGGTTCGATCGAGCCAGAACTATCCTGACATCGACACGCCTTCCAACTGGATCGTCGACAAGTATCGCGACGGTTTGGTGTTCGGCATCATGGGCCGCCTGCAGAATCTGCCCGCTAAGACTTACTCCAACCCGAAGCTCGCGATGTGGAACCGGCAGAACTACATCGCCGAACGCAGCAAGGCGCGGGCTGATGGGCAGAAGGCCAACGTCTATGGCGGCCAGCGTTGGCAGTATCCGCAATCGTTTGCGACGACGGGGCGGAAAGGCTGGACCTGATGGCACTGCACACCAAACACAAGTTCGTTTCGGCTAAGGCGGACGGCACCGACAATACGTTGGTCAAGCCGACGAACTGGAACGACGAGCACGATGTCACGACCGATGCCGTTACCGGCGGCGTCGTGCTGGGTCGTCCCGAAGGCTCGGGGCCGGGCCCCATTCAAGACATGCCGTACTCGTCGGTGCTTCCGGCAGGCATCATCATGGCGTACGGCGGCGCGGCAGCGCCAACGGGTTGGCTGTTGTGCGATGGTCGGTCGGTGTTGCGGTCCGACTATCCCAATCTGTTCGCGGCAATTGGTACGACCTACGGCGCGGCGGACGGCCTGCATTTCAGCGTGCCCGACCTGCGCGGGCGCGTGCCATGCGGTCTCGATGGCGGCACCGGGCGCATCAGTGCGGTCGTTGCCAACGCCATGGGTGCAGTGGGCGGCCAAGCGCAGACGCGGGCGACGGGTCTCAGTGGCTACGTCGATGTCAATGTCAGTGTCAATGTCAGCGGCAGTGCCTCTGTGAGTGGCGGGCTCAATGGCTACATCTACAGCACCAGCGGCAGCGGCTTGCAGTTCGGTGGCGGTGGGTTCTTCGCCGAGCAGAACGACCTCGTAACGGTCAGCGGTACGTTGAATGGTTCGAGTTCTGGCAGCGGTTCTGGCAGCGGCAGCGGCACCATCCGTAATGACGGCAATAACCTGACGTCTTACTTCAACACCGTGCAGCCGACGATCGCGATGAACTACATCATCAGGACCTGACATGCCGATCCCTCCCATTGCCATCACGACATTCGGCGGCGAGGTACCGGCGATCGACGATCGGCTGCTGCCTGACAACGCCGCGACCGACGCGATAAATGCGTGGTTGTTCTCGGGGCGCATCGAGCCGCTGCATACGCTGCAGCCATTACACACCATGAAGGACCCGGCGGCGACATCGTGGTTCCGCATGCCTATCGGCGCGGCCAGCATCGACTACATGGTCGACAGTTACTGGCTGGAGTTTGAGAACATCAACGTGCGCGTCATTCGCAGCCCGACGCCGGGGCAGGACGACGATGGCCGGTTCTATTGGGCCGATGGTCAGTATCCCAAGATGCTGACCGGCACGATGATCAAGCAGATGAACCCCAACCCGAAGGGGGCGTGGAACTCGACGACGGCGTACATTCCACAGGACGGGGTGACACAGGGCGGCATCAACTACACTTGCATTCTCGGCAACACCAACCAAGTGCCACCCAATGTCAACTACTGGGTGGTGCAGCCGACGCCGTTGAAGCTGGGGGTACCGCCACCCGAGACCGCCCCCGTCGTGACGCCGACCGGCGGCGTCAGCACGACCAACGTGTCGGTCGCCTACGTCTATACATGGGTTACGGCGCAGGGCGAGGAGGGACCACCCAGCCCGCCGTCGATCACGTTGTCGATGAAGAGCGACGCGTCGTGTGCCGTCACCATGACGGCCCCGCTGACGGGCGACACGGCGAACCGGCAGCTTACCAAGACGCGCATCTATCGCTCGATCGTCAGCGCGCAGGGTATCCCGACGCTTTACTTCGTTGCCGAGATACCGATTACGACGCTCAGCTACACCGACGATCACGCCGTGTTGACCGACGCCAAGCTGATCAACAACGAGCAGCTTAAGACGACGACGTGGTTCCCTCCCCCTGCTGATCTGCAAGGTTTGGTCGGCATGCCCAACGGCATGATCGCGGGTTGGCGGTTCAACGAGGTGTGGTTCTGCGAGCCCTACAATCCGCATGCATGGCCGGTTGCCTACGTTATCGCGGTCGAGGGCAACATCGTTGGCCTTGGCGTTTATAATCAATCGCTGATCATCCTGTGTCAGGGTCAGCCGTTCTCAGCGACCGGTATTCATCCCACGGCGATGACGCTGGCCAAGATACAGCCATTGGAGGCGTGCACGTCGCGGCTCAGCATCGTCAACACACCCAATGGCGTGCTCTACAGTTCACCCAACGGCCTGATCAACATCACGCCTGCTGGTGCGGTGAACCTCACGGCGGAGTTGATGCTCAAGGATCAGTGGTACGGCATCCTCAACCTCGACACGATCATCGCGACGACAATCAGTCAAGGCTACTACGCCTACTCGGGTCCGATCCCGGGCGTGTTCCAAGAGGACACTTTTCAAGACCAGACCAACAGCCCAACCAAGCCTGCCTTTCAGATTGTCAGCCATTTCGGCACGCGCCCCGGCGCGTTCATCTCGCTGGCCGACCAGCGATTGGGCGTCACGGTGCTTGACCCATCACCGGCCGAAGTCGTCAACCTGATGCAGGATTCCTACAACGGCGAGACGATGGTGCTGCGTGATGGCGTGGTCTATCTCGTCGATCTGCGGGTCGTCATTCCGTACGCCCGCTACCGCTGGCGCTCCAAGATTTTCACCCTGCCCTACCTGCAGAACCTCGGGGCGGCCAAGGTCTACTGGACGCCACCGTTAACGGTGCCGCCGACCGCGCCATCGTATTTCCGCATGTTTGCTGGCGACCACGCACAGGCAGCGGACAGCGGGTTGCCGCTGCGCTTTGAGGAAGCGATGTCGAAGTCGGGTCAGATGTTCCGGCTGCCGTCTGGCTACAAGGCTCAGTATTACCAGTTCGAGGTAGAAGGCGAGGTAGTGGTGAACGCTATCCATTGCGCTCAGACAGCACACGAACTGAGACAAATCTGATGAGTGCTCATTACGCCCAAATTCCTATTCCCCAGAGGAGCATCGAAAGCCTGCAAGACTGCTGTATGCGCTTGAAGGAAAGCGTGGACCAGATCGTTGGTGTCAGCGCCGGTGTGCGCATGGCGGGCATCTACGTGCAGGACACTGTACCCGATCCTGACCGCGACGGCAGGCTGTGGCTGTGCACGCTGGGCACCAACTTCACCCTCAACATTGCGCTTCGCGGCAAGTGGTTGAAGGTGGGAACATTGACATGATTGTCATGGGCGACATAGCGCATGGCGCACTGATTGCCCGCGTCGCTCGCACTGGGTTCGACGTCGATGTCGACATCTGCATGTCGCGAGTCATCAATGGCGAGTTCTTGGGCGGCTTCATCATCACCAACTACAACGGCGCGATCTGCATGGTCCATATGGCGGGCAAGGATGCGCGCTGGTGCAGTCCCGAATTGCTATGGCTGCTGTTCGACTACGCGTTCAGCAAGCTCCGGGTGCGCCGCATGCTGTGCACTTGCGATTCGGTGAACCTGCGTTCGCTGGAAATGATCAGGCGGGCGGGTTGGCGCTCCGAGCATCGCATCCTTGGCGGCACGCCGGATGGCGATCTGTTGCTGTTCACGATGTCGCCTGACCATTGCCCGTGGCTCAGGCTGCGGTCTCGGTATATTAAATACAACGGAGCAGGCGGGGAGACGGCCCATGTGGTTGCCTGACGACGGCTTTATTCACCTTCTCGACGATCCATGGGCACCGCACCCGGTCGCCAATAAGCACATCATGAACGGCGGCGGTGGGGGTGAGTCGTTCACGGAGAAGACGCCCAACGTGCCGGACTACTCGGCGTACATCGCCCAGATGACCAAGCTTGGTGGTCAAGGGATGGATTGGGCCAATCAATTGATGGATTGGGCCAAGAAGACCGGCGTCGATCTTACCAGCATCGCCAAGACGGTATCCGACAAGGCAGGGGCGGCGGCTGACACGGCGGCTGGCCGGGCGACAGAAGCGTGGGATCGGGGGACGCAGACTTTCAAGCAATGGCAGGACCTGTCGACGCCGCTTTATCAAGCGCAGCAAGCCGATGCGATGCGCATGATCGGCAACCTGCCGCAGACCGAGGAACAGTACGCAGGCAAGTTCGGTTCTGATGCAGCCATGGCGGCTGATCAGGCAAAGGCGTCGGCGATCCGCGACATGGAGGGACGCGGGCTTGCACCTAATGCGGCGGCAACGGGCGCACTCGACACCATGGCGGCGACCAACCGGGCGTTGGCGACGACGGCGGCGGCTGAGTCGGGGCGGTTGGCGGCGCGCAATGAGGCGCGCACGGTCACCGGGCAGGCGTTGACATCGGAACAGTTCATTCCACAGGTGGCGGCCGGACAGCAGCAGGTTGCAGGTCAGCAACAGGGCATCCAGACCCAGAACCTCGGTTTGCAAACACAAGCACCTAACGCTGCGGCATCGGCGGCGGCTGGTCTCTACTCGCCCGGGATGGGTATGTACTCGGCGGCGTTCCCCTACATGCAGGCGTGGGGATCGACGATGGCCAACAGCTACAACCAGCAACTGGCGGGCTACAACTCGTCATTGCAAGCGTTCAAGGCCAATCAGGAGGCTGAGTCTCAAGGGTCGGGACTGTCGAGCATCCTTGGTCTGGTGGGTGGCATTGCCGGGTCGTATCTCGGTGGTCCGGCCGGTGGCATGATCGGCAGCAAGCTGGGGAGCATTGGCGGCAGCGCGGCGAGCGGCGGCTACTCGGGCGGGCCGTTTGGCAGCACAGGCGGCAGCAGCATCTTCGGCGGCCTTGCCGAGGGCGG